ATCTTTGATATCGCACAAATACAACGTAGTGTATACAGTCTAGCAGGAGAACAATATAGTGCCGTGTCATATGGCCTTCACCCTGTTAATATCTGTGACGAAGAAACGTTCAACCGTAATGGTTCAAGTGTTGGTGCCGAGCCTGGATCTCTTGTTATAACTGGAGCAAGTCTCGACGGGCAACCTAACTATACATACGAATTCGTATCACCAGATCTAAGTAGTCTAGGCGAAATAAGAACTATTATGGATCAGCAAATAGATAAAATGAACCAAGTAGCAATGATAAGAAGCGAAGACTTAATCAAAGCATCTCGTTCAGGCGCACAAATAGAACAATACGATAGTAAATTAGAAGCATTTATACGAAAGAAAGCAACAAGTATGGAAAATGCAGAATATAATTTATGGAGAATATGGTTCGATTGGATGGGTCTACCCATGCCAGACGACATAGCAATAAGTTATAACAGATTATACAATCAGAAAGGATTGGAACACGAAATTAAAGAAATAGATACACTATTAAGTGTATATGAAAGATACTCTAATGTATTCGATGATGAAGAAGAATATACTATAAGAGATTATGAAACAGAAGCAGAAGCAGAGGCTGAAGCAAAGAAATTAGGCGGCACAGGCACTCACAGTCATACGAGAGAGGACGGATTAGTCACGTATATGCCTTTTGCTACACATGAAGAGTATGAATTAAGATTAGAAATGATAACAGGTGTTGATATGACAGAAGCACCGGAATTTAAGAAAGATTTACAGAATAAGTTGAAGGAAAGATTAAAACAATTGGTAGATTCAACTTATACTAATAATAGCCTGTAAAAAGGCATAGGTAGGGTGTAACATAACATCCGTAAACGAAAAATACGTTTACTTCTACGAATAAAAGGAGATAATGATGGAAGCATCAAATGACACGGCAGTTCAACCCGAAAACGTTGAACCAGTAACAGATTCTGCAAATCCTGTCGCTACAGAGCAATCAGTAGCAACTGAGACTAAATCTGATAATAATACAACACCAAGTGTTGAGGTCAAAGACGGTAAAACATTTGTTAATGGAGTTAGAGTATATACTCGAGACGACACTAACAGAATAGCCGCTAATGCTAAAAATGAAGTTCAAAAGAATATTCTCAATGAACTTAACGTAGATAGCATAGACCAAGTGAAGCAAGTAGTATCTACTTTGCAAGAGGTTAATCCTGAAGAAGGAACTAACCTAAATGTTGATTCTCTGCGTGATGCAGTTAAAAAACGTGAAGCAACGGTAGAAGAACTTAAATCACAAGTAAACAGTCTAAAGACTGACTTAATGTTGAAAGACCATATGGGTCAATTGCAAAATGCTATGCCAAGTAATTGGTCAGCACAACAAAAAGAGTCTGTAATCAAATTAATGAAAGCAGACGGTATGTTAGCAGTAGAAGGTGACACATTTGCTATAAGAAACGGAAACGACTTCTTAACAACAGATGGCGAAACACCAGACTATGCTAAAGCAGTTGAAATAGTTGGTAAAGAAAAATTAGGTCTATCTTTTGGTAAACAAGGTGTTGACATACAGTACGGCGAAACAGGATTAAGTGATGCAGGTCAAACGACTAAAACATTTAATCAAGATAAAGTAAACACCGATACTGAATACAGATCGGCGTATATGAGAATACGTCACAATCAGCCTGGTCTTGCTAAATCTAAAATAACCGACGCAATGGTTAGAAAGGAAATGCAAAGATAAGGCAGGATATAACCGGATTAGGCTTAGCCTAATCCATACATTAAATAGAAAAATACTTAAAACAATTTAAGTATCTACAGGAGAAATATTATGGCCTATTCAACAGGTTCAGATACAATTGCTCAAATGTATGCAGATATCGTTCAAGATTTAGTTCCTTACTATCTTGACAAAACGTTACTACAGAACTCTGCTATCATCAGAATGCAATTAAACGTAGAAGGACAAAGCGGTGGACAAATTAGAATTCCAGTTGCTACAGTCCCAACAGGTGCGGCTACAGTCGGAGAAGGTAATTCAATTATTGCTGTATCAGAAGGTAACTTAACACCAGTAGCGGCAAATATTACATTTGCTAAAAGAGGTTCTGCTTCAGACGTAACACAAGAAGCGGTCGAGGATGGATTATTTGATAATGTAGTTGGTGCTACACTAGACAGATTGTCAGGTGTTTTAGCAACAGCAACAGATTCAGCTGGTACAGCCTTAATGAAAACAGAATTCACAAATGATGACGGTGTAGGTGGCGCTAACGCAGACTTTACACAATCATTTGTCTTGTCACCAGACGCGATGGCGTTCGGATCAACCAGAACTCCAACAGTTAACACTTGGTTCAATCCAGATTTTGACAAACATGAATTCAGAGCGACCACACGTAATGGCTTTACAGTACTAGACGATAGATTTGGTAGAACAATTACTTCAGCAGTCCTAGGCGGATCAGAAGCAGAAGCAAACGTACAAGCGGTTGCTACTTCAGTTGCTAACTTAAGATCAGTCAATGCCCCAGTAGGCGCAGACGGAAATTACGTTGGTGTTATTGATGCTGGTCTAGAACTTGCGATTAATAAACAAATCGCAGGCGTAGGTGGATCTACAATTGGAGCACTAAGTGATATTGGTAACAATGCATTGAGAAACGCATTTGCATCAGTATTAGCTGGATGTACTCTATATAGAAGTAATCTATTACCAGACGCATCTTAATTGAGGAGTAAATTGATATGGCATTTATAACAAACGCGAGTGGATCAGTTATATCTTTTGCAGAATATACTGATATAGTACAAAAAGATCAACGTATATTTGAGAGTAATAATCTTAAAATACCAGCAGAATCCGGATTCTTAACGATCCAGGAATTCGTGGAAGATATGTTGCAAAAAAGTACTAATCGTATTTTGTTAAAAATTAAAACATCGGCATGGTGGAGCACATACAATAACTACACAGGTAATACATATGAAATTAGCAACTTACCAGATGTTAATCCGGATCGTATAGATCCTAATAACACATTGGGTAGACAGCAACAATTTACAGATATGTGTGTGTACTATTGTATAAAAGAATACATTGCGCCTTTGTTTGCCGAATTCGGTAATGAAGAATCGCCAGAAGTCAGCAAAATAACATACTACGACGCTAAGTTCGAAGATATATTCCAAGAATTATTAGCAGTCGCAGATTGGTATGATGCAGACGGAGACGGTACTATACAAGCCGATGAGAAATTAACAACATTCGTGCGTACAAGACGTTCAAGATCAAGAAATACTATTGTGGTGGTTAGATAATGAGTAAAAGATCAGATTTAATAACTCAGATCACAACTAACTTATCTGGACATAGCAATATATCCATAAGTGAGGAGTTACCGTTCGATTCGGGCGGTATTCCTCTATATGACAAGAATCTTAACGTAGTGTATGTAGATGAGGAAGAAATTGTAGTAGAACAATTATACAGAACTCTGGATCAGGGCAATGTAAATCAGACAACTACAACTCTGACAGCATATCTAAGTACAGATGCTAAAAATCAATTTAATGATATTAATACCGTTGTTGCTAATTTGCTAATTGCAAGAAACGTAGTCACAAACGTTACAGATAGTAACAGTGATTACGAGACTGAAATTACAGATGATGTAATAACATATACTTTCGAGTATAATTTTATAACTGTATAGGAGAAATATAATGGCAGTAATAAACGTAACAAGCGGTGATCAAGCAATCCTCACATTAGGTAACGTGGCACCTGACTCAGATGGAATCATATCAGGAGGTTTACAAATACCTTTTGTTCAGGACATCACAGTCAATGCTACACCAGGAACAGTAAGATATTCCACTTTAGACAGCACAGCCTCTAGTGCATTTACTACGGTAAATGAAAACAGCATATCTCTAAACGTACTAGTCGATGACGAAGTAATGTTTGGTAATGCAACGGCTACAGGAAATAGTGTTGAAATTAATGGTCTATTACCTACTAGTATTGCAAAGACTGAAGTATACTTCAGTGTTGCAGTAACTGGAACAGGTACAACCGGTGATATCAACATCAGTGGTCAAGGTTTTATTGGCGGATTGGCCCCAACAGCATCTATTGATAGTGCGGTTTGGTTGTCCCCGATGGAAATTATTGTAAATGGTGAGTTAACTAAGACAGCGGAGTCTTAATCGCTAACTGAAACATATAGTAACTCCCTCTAACGGGGGAGTTATTTTATAAAGGATAAATTATGGAACACAAATTCTTAAAATTATTTGATTCAGAAGGTAACTGGATGGGTAAACCAGACAGAACAATTCGTATAAATGGTGAAGTTCACGATTTAGACGAATATGCAAAGGAACATGGTATTAAGTTACCAAGTGGACCAACAGCATCAAATAAACAAAAACAGATAAATACAGATATAGAGGAAAAACATGAAGATATGGAGCAATCACACGATTCAGGAGATACTGAAGTCGATGGAGATGGAGATAGCGAAAGCACAGAATGAAGTAAAATGTGCTAAAGCAGATGTTGAAAAAGCATCAAATAGGTTAGCATTCGTAAGTAGTGCTATACAACATTTAAACAATAGAGATATAAAGGAATAAGATATGCAATTATCAGAATTAAGTAAAAAACCACAACTAACTAAGTTGACTATTAACAAACCAGAACTTGTAGAAAAGTATGGTGAAGAATTAGACTTTTACATGTATGACAGACAGCCATTACATGTATTCAGTAAAATAGCAAAAAGTTCTAAGTCAGAAGACATCGCAGAATACCTAGAAATACTAAAGGATACTGTACTCACAGAGGCAGGCGAACCAGTCATGACTGAAGAAAACATTTTACCATTAGATCTAATGACAGAGGCTATGGCACTAATAGGTGCACAAATGGGAAAGTAACAAGCCACGTAATAGATGAAAAGGATGATGACACTAGATTTATATTGCTAGTAGATTGTTTAGCAAAAGAATATAGTAAATTACCTAGTGAAATACTAAAAAATGCTGATACATTTGATATGTTAGTGTACGATGTAAGTACAACATATCAAAGTTATTTGAAAAATAAAGCAAATAAACAAGCGCCTGATATAGGTACAATGGACCAAGCAGGGCTAAACGAATTGAGTAAAAAGTATTATGGCAAAAGCATCAGTTAAAATAAGCAAAAGAGATATGAGAAAATTGCAAAAAGAAATAGATAAAGCAATTGATGTATCTGTAGAAGAAACATATGATTTCTTCAAAAGCACAACACCTATAGATAAAGGTAATGCTAGACGTAATACAAAATATAGACAAAAGTCTACAAAAAGAATAATCAAAGGTGATTATCCATATGCAGGTAGATTGGATGACGGCTATAGTAAACACGCACCTAAAGGTATGACTAAACCCAGCTTTAAGGAATTGGAAAAACAATTGACTAAAGAATTCAGGAGAATATAATGGCGAAATTAGACGCACAAATAGTCTTAGATACTAAAGAT